CTTCTTGACCCTTTTCTATTAACGAATATAAATTACCTCTTGTGTAATCATAATCTTTTTCAATATCGTTAGATTTGGATACTTGTTCTTTTTTAGGTTTCGTTGGTTGAATATCAACTTCAGTGGTTGTATTCAATGCATTTTCAATACTATCGTAATTATTATCAGACATAATTAAATATCCTTACCTTGTGTAGGACTGTAAGATTTAGCGTCTGAAAATATAGATGTAGATTCACTGAATCCAAAATCATCGTCAGGACCTGCAGTAACAGGATCTGGTGCGACAGTATATCTCTGAATACGTTTTGCAGTTTTAGTATTAGTTTCAGGGTAGTAATCAACTTGAACTTTCTTAATAAGACCCTCTGAAGACTCTGCAACAGGACCAAATAAGTATGTTTTTGCTGTAAAATTCAATGTGTATATAAGTGCTCTTCTTGTAGAAAAATCTCCTTCATAATCATCTTGGAAATTAATACTATCCAAAACAATTGGTATATCTCTCTTTTCTCCTATAGATTTTACTAAATCTACAGTTAAATTAAATGATGGTTGAAAATATGGAAGTATCTGTTCTACAATTTGTAATGCATCATCATTCAATTTAGTTAAAACATTTAATTCAAATCCAACATTATATGGAACAGGCATATAAACTTTCTTCATATTAGTTCCATCAGATGCCTTAAAAGTTTGTGTTACTCCAACTTTTCTTGTAGAATCATAATTAACTGATGTCATTTCAAATGACATTCTTGGTAATGTTATTTGAACTGGTTTATTTAAATCTGCTTGTTGTTCTAATCTTGCAAGAAATTTTTGAGAAGGACCATATGCTAATGGAACTTTCATTTCACTATATGTGTTTCCTGCAGAGTCGTCATGACGAATATAAATTTGATTGAACAATGTTCCAAAAGAAACTATTGTTTTTCTCATTATTTCGTGATAGTAATAAGTTCCTAACATTAAAATGTACCAAATGGGTTGCCTTCTGAAAAGTCAATGATGTCATCAGCTTCACTTTCGATTTCATCACCTTTATCATATTTATCAACAAATTCTGCCGACTCTATGTAATCCACTGTATATTGTGCTCCAGATGTTGCACCAACTGCAACATCACCAGGAATAAATGTTCCATCTGTAGTTCCTAATTTAAGAGTATTTGTAGTGACATTCCAAGTTTTAACTCTACCTTTTGCACCAGAAGCAGAACCTGTAACAAGTTCATTAAATTTATATGTTCCAATACCTGTAATAACTGGTGGTGGTGAAACAGTAGCAATTCCAGTGCCAGCATCATAACCAATACCTGCATCTGATAATAAAACTCCTGTTACAAGATTATCAGTGCTAATTGCAACTCTACCAGTAGCTGTTCCGACACCAGAAGATGGAGTTCCAAAGAATATTTCGGGTGAAGTTGCATATCCACTTCCACTATTTGATATTATAACAGATCCTATACCAACACTAGAAGTAACTAAATTAGCAGTGGCAGCAGCACCTACACCATAAGATGTTGAACCAATTCCAAGAATTGTAGAACCAGCACTGACAATTGTAACTGTAGGTGTAACAGTATATCCAGCACCAGCATTCGTTAATAGTATTTCTTTAATTGAATGTACACCATTTACTGAAGTTGTTATTGCAACTGCACTTGCGTTAGTTCCACCATCTGGAGCAGTTGTGATAGCAACTGTTGGAACTTTTGTATAATCATATCCATCATTATTCAGAACAATATTTCTAACATAACCAGATGCTGTTGTAATACCTAAAGTTGCAGTTGATCCTATAGAAATTAATTTTAAAGAAGTAATATAACCTTGATCTACTAGAGTATCATCAATTTCTTCAGTAACTCCACTAATTTGATCCCATCCACCAACTTCATCTTGAAGTTCAAAGAGTTCACATCTAAGTTCATAAACATAATTTTTACCTAGTTGATAAAAAGGTTGCTCATGCTCTACAAATTTTATCTCAAAAAGTCTTTGTCCTAAAGGAAAAAATATAAGATCTCCTTCACTAGGTCTGGATGAAACTTCTATTTCATCTTCTGGCAATGCATCTAAAAATGGGGCAATAAAATCCTCAAATCTTTCTCTTGATATTGTTAAAATTACTTCGTCCTTTAAACTCATTCCAAATTTAGTCATTACATCACCAGCACCACCATATCCCTCATAGGTATTGACATATGCTTCAATTGCAAAATTATCAACAAAAGAAGAAGATTCAAGTTCTGTAAAAATATTATCTTTCTTAACTATTCTTCTAGGTAAATATGCAACTTCAACACCATAAATTTGAAGTTGTTCATTTATTAGACTTTGTACAAGTCTTTGCTCACTTTGAGATCCTTGAAGAAAAAAGGGATTTAATGCCATTTGTTATCACCCTATAAAATCAAAAGGTGGTAACTCATATTCTTGAGACATCCTTTCTTTAATTGCATCTAATTCTCTTTGACCATCTTCATATATTTCTCTTCCATTTAATTCAATTCCACCTGGTAATTTAACTCCCTTAAATTTAATTAAATTTTGACCCCATTGACGTTTCATTAATGCTGTCAGATATTTTTTAACGAAATAATCATTATATATTTGACTGAATGAATCTGGATCAAGTGCTCTAAAGCAATCAAGAACTATGAATGTTCCTGGTTCCTCTGCACCCCAATCAATATCTAAATATAATCTATCTTGTCTTTGATTAAATCTTATTTGTTTATCCGTAGATAGTAAAAAATCTATATCTTCTAATCGAGTTTTAATCATACTATACTGTAATAATTCAACTGAATTGAATTGATATAAGTCATTTAAAAATAACTGATACTTGATACTGAACATACTACCAGATATTGTACTTGTGTCAAATTTAAATATTTTTTCTACTCCAATTACTGATTCTGGCACTTGTAAATAATTTGAGTTTTCATACCAATTAAAATTTGTACTCGCAATGCCTACTCCATTTGATGTAGTTGTTGTAGTTACAATTCCAACTCCTGTTGTTCCAGTAGCTCTTCCTCTATCAATATCATCTTGAGTCAAAATATATTTCAAATACATTTTTTCGACACCATTATAATGTCTCTCATTAAATAATTGAATTGTATCATCAACTAGATCATCAACTTGATCATCATCAATATTAATTTCTAATACTGGTGCACCTAATTGTCTTAAACAATAATCTACCAATGTCTGTTTACTATTTGGTTTTGCCATCAGAATACACCTCCATCGATTAATCCAGCAGTTAATGTGCCATCAACAAATACATTACTTGTAAATGTTGCTATTGCACCAAATGTTGAAATTCCAGCAGTAACAATTAAACCACCATCAAGAATTCTTACTCCTGTTCTTGCAGTGATCAAACCAACTGCATCAACATTTGTTACATCTTCATATGTAAGTGTTCCACCTATACTTACATTTCCAGAAAAAATTCCATTTGTTGCTGTAAGACCTAGTGGGAATGATGCAGCAGTTGCATTAGCACCTTGGAAAGATGTTGCAGTAGAAATTCCACTTATTATTATACCATCTTCAGTGGTGATAAATTTTTCAACATCATTATAGTAAAGTCTTACACCCTCATCATCTTGAAATACTGCTGAAGTTTTTCCAGATTTTGCTTGAATGATAATGTTGCTTCCATCATCATCATTTACATTATTTCTAATATATAGTGGTCCTGTATTATTATCAATATATGATGCGGTTCCATTATGATACAATTCAAGATCATTTCCATCACCAAACAGAAGTTTATCATTATCACCAAATAATGCTGAAGATGCAAAACTTACATTACTACTAAAAGTTGAAAGACCAGATACAGATAGTGATGATACTGTTCCAAGAGTGGATACTCCAATAATATTTAAGTGTTGACTGGTTGTTACTCCTGAAACACCTAAAGATGCAATAGTACCAATACCAGTTATATCTAGATTTGTTGCTGTAATTTCATCAAGACTTATATCACCACCAACAGTAAGATTCCCATCAAAAAATACATCACTTTGTGCAGTGATGATTCCTACAAATGTGGAAACACCAGAAACATTTAATTGAGTAACAGAAGCTATACCACCAACTACATTTCTAGCTTGCTCAGCTTGAAGAGTTCCTCCCGATTGACTGGAAAGAACTTTTATCGCATTTGCCTGACCAACTCTTACTTTAATTGATGACATTACCTTGTAACTCCCTCCCTAATAAGGGCTGCACCTTCCACAACTCTCGTTTTATCACCAGCACCATCAGTTAAAATTATGTCATAAACATATCTACCAGGTTTTATAGCACTTGAGACAGTTTGTGATGGAGTTAATGAAATTTGTATTTGACCTTGACTCGCATTAACTTTATTTGTAGCAAAATCTACTTTGTTTGTGCTACCACCATGTTTCCTAAGTTGAGCTGTTATAGTAAAATCTGAAACATTTAATGGACCAGTATCATCACTTTGAGTTAAAGTAAATTCTTGGTTAAATGTGGCTCCTGCGTTAATTACAAGATTAGAAACAAATACAGCTGCCATTTATATACTTTAATAATTTCTTCTACTATTTAGGACTTATTAAGGTTGTTGACTAAAATTGATAAAGATGCTTTAATTTCATCAATATCTTTTCTTAAATTTTCAATTTCTTTGTCCTTACTTTCTCTATATTTTAAAGACTTAACATATTGATTATATCCTTGATTGTCACAGTTAATTATAGCACCACTTTTTTCATCACGATACAGATTTGAGTGTCCTTCTACTTTTTTCATCTTATGGCAATACTCCTGAGTTCTTTAATTTTAGGGGTTTTTGCTTGAGAGGTACTAACCATAACTATTTTAATAGTATATCCGATGAATAAATCTAAATTATCTGCAGTAAATTGATATTCTAAGAATTCATCTTCAGTACTAGGATTCACAAATGAATCAGATCTACCATCATTTTTATCAGGATCTTTTACACTATCACCAAATGCATCACTTTGATCTATATTTTTATAACCAGGAAATAGTTCAAATCCTTGCATTATTTCATCAGAGTCTGCTTTTATTAAGTGATAAAGAACTCTAATATCAGTTTCAGCAGGTCTAACAGCTGAAATTAAAATCTTTAAAGAACTAGCTGGATTTTTTAAACCAACTGTATTTGAATAATAAACAGATGAGTGGGGATCATCTAAAATACTATTTACTCTATTATCTGATGAATAACTTTCAAGTCCAATTGGATTGTTTATTCTATGATTAATAAATTCAGTTTTAGATTCTGAAAGATATATGATTGGAGATATGTATTGGTTATTAGATGATAAATTTAAAATTGTTGTAAATGATTTATTTCGAGGAAGAGTTGGTAAGTACTCATTTTCATTGATTTTTGATGCAACAATTGCAACATCATCCAAAGAATTTATAGTGTTTATTTGAATATTTTCAAATCCTCTATCATCAAATGAATTTTCACTTCCATCAACACTAGTTCCAGATATAGTTCTAATACTTCCTGTTATGCCTGTTCTAGACCCATCAACTCCACTTGGGGTAATTGCACTATATCTTGGAACTAAAGCAGAATACAGGATATTTTGAGTGCCTTTCACCAAAGATCCACCAACAGCAGGAGGTGATTCAAATGAATCAACTTTAAATGATAATTCAGGTTTATCACCATTTACACTGTCAGATGATCTGTCTTCTCCATTTGCAGAACGATCAAAACTTAAATGGTAATGATCTAATTCAACATTATCTGTAAGACTTATTCCTGATACCTCTAATCTCCTTGTAGAAACACCACCTAATTCATATTTTTCAACTGTTGTTCCTTGATTATGAGAAACAGATATTGTATTATCAACACCACGAATACTACCAGCATCTGATGCTATTGTTAATACACCACCAGCAGTATCTCTGTATCCAATAATTTCATCACCAATTTTAACATATCCAATGTAACCTGTTGTGCCATTAACATCTATACCTTCAAATTTTTGGAATGGTACTGTAGATGCAACACTAATAACACCTGTTTCATCTCTAGATAAAGGAGCAGATAAAGTAGATGGGGTAGTATCTGATGTTATATCACTTAATTTTACCTTATTTGTTGTTGAATACATACCATGATTAAAATGATCAACTTTTAATATATTTCCAGAATTTAAACCAGTTTCATTTATATCAATTGTGCTAGTTTTGACAATTTTATTAGATTGAAATACCTCTCCGTTATCTTTAAAGTAACTCAATCCAATACCAACTGCAGTATCCCATGATGTTGATTTTTTACCTTGAATATTAGTTAGATATAATGTATCAATCTCATTTCCATTTGTAGTAATTGTAAATTCAGCACCTGTTCCACTTCCATTACCTAGAGAACTTGTAACTATTCCAACAACATCACCTGTTTGATATCCTCTACCTGTGGAATTAGTTGTAGTCGTGACTCCAGTGATGACCGAATTAGTACTAGTAACATCTAATTTTAATCCAGATCCAGATCCGATAATATTGAACGTATCTACAGTCACTCCAGATAAATTTCCACCACCACCTGCTCTATAATTAGTTCCTGATTGTGCAATACTTACGGTTCCTGCACCAGCACCAGTTGAGTTTAGTACAGCAGTGCTAGTGTTCCACTTACCAGATATTTTCCTACCTGGTGTAAGATAAAGATGTAATTGATTATCACCAGTTCCACTTGCATAAGTTTCAATACCAATTGAACCTGTTTTTGGTAAAACTGTAATTGGATTATTTCTCAAAGTTGGAACATATCCATTACTTTCATTAAGATCTGGGTTATTGAAGTAAGCAGATCCTTGAGATTCTGTAAAATTAGCTCTGTGAAGTACAAAAGTTAAGTCTTTTGTTTGATCTTCAGTCCATAGTGATCCATTTTGTGACATAAAGAATGCACCAGCACCATATTGTCTAGAGTATCTTGTAGTTTCTCCAGTTGAACCAGGAATAGATTGTGGATTAACTGCAACATCTCCGTGCTTACCAAACCAAACAGTGTAGTTAACACTTCTTGGTGCAAGTAATACAAAAGCGTATGATTTTCCTGGTTCCAAATATATTGGTTCTGGGAAAGTAAATTTAGTTCCTATACTTGCAGAAGTTGCATCAAATTGAATATTTTGAACTCTATTCCCACTTTCATCAGTGGTGAAAGGATATAATGTTTTACTTCTACCTCTGAGTATTCTTGATGGTCTAGCATCTCCTGTTGTTTCTCTAATTTCACATGTTATTGGAGAATTTGCATCTTGATCAATTGATGCAAAAAATACTTCAACGGAAGTTAGGAAAAATCCATTTAGATCTTCATTTGCTTGAACTGCAGATGGTGCATAAACATTACCACCAACAACAAATGTTTGAGCTACAGGATCATCATGACGTGGTATGGGTTGTTTGAGATTAGCTAAGATATTAGTTTGTGCTTCTATGTTTACAGTGGTTTGTGTTATAGATCCAACCAATGTTTCTTGGAATGTCTCTTCTGTTCCTCTTGTAACGTATTGTGCCTCTGCAAATATTACGTTTGGATCCTGTCCTGGTGGAACTTGACGGTTATCAATAGAAGTTGTAAGTCTAACAGATTTATTACCAGTTGTAACTTTTACTGGTACTATGTCTGAAGGATCTCTAATAAAGAAAGCGGCAATAATTTCTCCATATTCATCAGTTATTAATTTATTATTTGTAAAGTCTTTAACATATGCTTCTGCGCCACTTGTTTGACCCACTAATTTAGTATTTGCAACTAAATATCCAGAATAAGCACCCTGAGCCTCTTCTGATAGTGAACGAGTATCTATATTTAAAATATTTGATGATTGACTGTATAACGTTTGAATATTTAAATCAGTATATGGATCTGTTGCATAAGTTTCTGTTGGATTATTAAATGGTCCGTCTTTATGATTTGGAGTACAAAGTCTGAAATTGATAATTTCTGTACCATCTGGACTATAACCTTTAACAGTTTCACCAATTTGGAAAGAACTAGTAGATCCATAATCAGATCCACCAGAAGTTTTTGTGATTGGTATTAATTTTGGAATTACATCTTCTATTTTTTGCCCATCTATGAATAAATAAACTTTTGTTTTTACTGGAAATCCACTTGATTTTAATTCAGTATTTCTAGATCTCATAAAATCTTCATTGGCAGATGAAATTAATCTATTCTGAAGATTAGTATCTGATTCAGTAAATGTGAAAGATCCTGTCCTCTTTTCTCCATTAATTAATGTTTGTCTAATCCTAAAACGACCCCTTTTCTCATCCCTTGCCGTAACTCCCGTATCAATTGTACCAAATCTCCTTAAATCAATATTACCACCTAAATTTATATTTTGAGTTGTTGTAGGATTAGTTGTTGTTTCATCAAGAGTAATTGGATTTTGTCTAGTAGTTGTCCATACATCCTCAAATGGATTAAGACTTATTCTACCAACTATTGCAGGAAGTTCATATGGATTCACATTTACGATACCTAGTTCGGTAGCGTAGTACTGACCTAACCAAACTTCTTCATCATATTTTAAAGTTATTGCATCTCCTGTTTTTTGAATTTTAGTATCAAATAATTCAAAATTTTCTTGGAAATCTATTTGAGAACTAATTAAAGAATTTTTTGGTGTTATTTGATTAGTTAAAGTATTTCTTGATCGTCTAGGAATTAATTCTCCTGCATTAGGATTGATGTTAATTGTTGATAATGGATTGATTAATGAATTATTTTTGAATCCATCTACAAAAAATCCAGTTTTAAATCTACTTCTACCTTGTGCATCTTGAATTTGTAATGACTGAGCGTTTGTTTCTAAAAGTGATAATGTAGTAGTTTCTTCTAAATTTACAACTCTATTTTCAATATTACCAATATCTCTCATGGTAAATCTTCGATTATCAACTAAAGTTATAACTGCATCTTGAGGATTATAAAGATATGGTGGAAGAGCAATTGTTGCTAATTGCATAGAATCTTCACCCCTTTCAGGTGCTTTTGGAGTTATTGAAGATAATCCTTTTTCATATACAAAATCACCAAATTGATTTAAATATAATCTATCAATTCTAGGTAAATAATATTCATATCCGATTGTAGAAGACTCATTTGGAATTAGATATTGTTTTATAGAAGTTGTAAAATCTCTAGACGAAAAATTAAATGGAGATTCTTGATTTAAATTAGTAGAATCATAAATGGGAACTCTTGGTCTAAAATCAATAGTGTCAGTAGCTCTTATTCCATTAATATCTGGAATATCAGTATCAAATCTATCATTATCATAACTTAAAGCAGTGAATAAATCACCTTCATCTTGATTAGAAACTGAATAATGATCGAAAATAATCAACAATCTTCCATTAGGTTCAGGAATACCTTTATTTCTTATTAATTTTGAATAATCATAATATTGTTCTTTTTGACCTTTGTCTAAAGTAAATGATCTAGTTATGTTTCGATATAAACCCTTAGTTATACTTATCAAATTTGTATTAATTTTTGAATCTTGAAATTTAACAACTTCGTTTTCGGTAAATTTAGTTTCAGATAGATATACAATTCCCAGTGAATTAGCATTTGATGCTGATTTACTGACTATTCGAGCAATTGCTTTACTAGAATTACCAACTATATCTTCACCAATAACTGCGTTTGTTTGAACAGCAGCAGTGCTATTAAACTGAAACTCATCAAGAGATGGTCTTGCAGTATCAACAGACTCATAAACTGCTAATAACTTGACCGCATCAGGATGATTTAATGATATTTCTGGATCCTGTACCCTTACACCATATCTTTTATCGAAGGTTAAACCATCAGGAACGACAGACGCACCTATACCAACAGCAATACTTCCAGATCTTTCATATTTTGAAAATATTACATCTAAAAGTTGACTTCTAGTGTAGTCTTTTATTTTAGTTTTAATATTATTTTTCTTAATTGAAGTATTAACAACAGCATTTGATGCATTAGGACCTCCAGTTAAAGTTATTTGTGAACCATCTGCATTAATTGCAAATCTATTTTCAGGTAGACCTCTCTGACCTCCACTTGCAAGATGTATAGAGTATCTTTCCTCATCATAAGGTTCAAATGATGCTGTATCAATATCCGAATACAATGCTTTAACATCATTCATTGTAATAGTTGCTGAATTACCAGAAAAAGTTACACCTGTTATCTGTTTAGTTACTCTTAAATCTGATCCAGATAAATCAACAGTTGATACATTTGCATTCGCTAATGGTGCATATAAACGTCCATTACCTTTTATTGTAGGATCTCCGACATATGCTTGAACCTGTATGTCAGACGATGGTAATGTATTACCAAAAATTCCATCTACACTTGTACTTACTCCTGAAATAGTTAAATTTGTTCCACCAGCACCGACTGCTATGATTTTACTATATGTTTCTGTGTTTATTCCTGCTTGTTGGTATCTTAAAGTTATTCCTCTACCTAATGCTGCTTCAAATTTACCATTTGGTGCGGTCACTATCGATTTACCACCAACAGCAGCACCAATATTTACAATATTAATTCCATTTGGAAGTGTATATAAATCCTGAACAGTATTTGCTGCAAATTGAGGGTATCCTGTTATTGGTTCTTGTTTTACTGATTTGATTAAGTGAGAATCAAAAATAGTGGCAACACCAACTGATAATGGAATATCAACTCCATTAACTTGCAATTGTTCACCTTTTGCAAAATTTCCTGTTGTTTGATTTACATCAATTCTTGTTGTATTATTTCCAGCACCTACAGAATATCCAGTAGCACCACTATTTTTTCCTTTAATATAAGATCCTTTTGGAATTTGTGTTGATGATACAGTTTTGTTTAAATTTAATGCAGTATTTGTTTGGATATCAAATAAACGTAATTCCCATACACTCGTATTACCTTCATAACTTTGATTTTTTAAATTAAAACTATATGCTCTGGCACTACCTATATTATCACCACCTTGAGCAAAATCTGAAAATAATTGAACTGGTTCACCTTGTTTTGCGACACCTCTAACAGAATTAACATCTATTATATTTCCCATTACAAAAGGAACACTAGACGTACTATTAATACCAACTTCTCTAGATTTTTCAACATCAATTATAGTAGTTCCTTCTTTTTCAATATCATATCCTCTTACATACGCCTTTCCATCAGATATTTTTAAACACATTAAATCATCAGATGGTGTATTAAGTTGATCTGTTTTTTCATTTTCAGTAAATATACCACCATTTCCTAAATTATCATTTAATGAATTATGGACAGATAATCCAAAAGGATTTGTAACATAATCTCCAGATTCATCAAAAGTTCTTTCTGCAATAAAATCTCTTATAATATTAAAGTTTGATTTTGGATTAATGACTTTTATCTTACCAGTTTTAACTCTCATCAATTCAACAAAATCAGTGTCATCCTGATCTTCAATTAATTTTTTAACTAAAGTTAAATTAATTTTTAATCTATCAGCACCTGGTGCAGCAAAATTACTAAAACCTTTTGCATTATCATATAAAGTTTCATCTTGTTTTGCACTAACTATTATTTCATCAATCTTTAATCCAACTCTATATGAGGGTGTATTAGTATAATAATCTAAAATTACACTTTGATCAGTAACATTTACAAAATATCCTCTAATAAAGTAAACACCTTCTGTAATAAATGCAGCAGATCCAATAGAAGTTGCATCAGAAGATATTAAAGATGCAAATGGTGTTCCAGAATTTATGGTTGTATTACCATAAGTTACATTATCCGAACAAACTAATTGTTCTCCATCTAAAAAAGTGTTTATTTCGTTATTACTATCAGCACTTGTATATGTGACATAAATTGTTGGAGTATCAACATCATCAGTTGTAGGTAATGCAATATATTTTACAATTCCTTCAATTTTAGAATTTATGCCAGTTATCTTTTTTCCTAGGAAATTTTGAATGTAGAGTGATATATCAATTCCATAGTTAACTTCATTTATTTTTACTGCAGAAAATTGATTATCAAACTCAATAGCACCTGGTATTACAACAGATCCTTCTTTAAAAATATTTTCACCAAAACTTTGTACTTGATTCTGTAAAAGAGATTGAGAAGAAGTTAATTCTCTAGCTTGAACTGGAAATCCTGGTTTAAATAAAACTTTATAGAAATTATTATTAGGATCAAAGTCATCATAATATGGACTTATATTTAAATTTGTTTTTTGTGCCATTTTTTTTAGAATTCCAGAATAATTTTAACGTCTTCTTTTTGTCTTAAATCACGTTCAACCTCTTTACGGTTATCAATGTAAATTATTTCACCTGTCTTTTTATTTATCTCAGGATTTGCAAGTCCATTTTCAAATCTAATACCCAAATTAATATTTTTATTATTAACAGAAGTTGAAAATCCAGAAAAATTTGAATTTACAGAAACTGTAAAATCAGCACCTGGTGCTGTAGCAATAATCGGTTGAGTATTTGAAAAATTCAAAACATGCGAATTTGTTGCAACATTAGCATTATCTGTATGATCATTAGCATTTGGAAAATATAAAGATTTATCTTGAAAATATTTCAATACTTTAGTTTCCCTATCAAATGATGCAACATATCCTTTTGCAATTCCACTAGTAACAGTTTGTGTTATTGCTGCACCAACAATAGCTGGTGTATTACCTATCTCAGTAAGAGAGGTATCAGTTAACATAACAGAATTTAAAGAAGAATAAGTATTACTGGTAGATATTCCTGAAGAATCAAATAATTGAGGATTTTTTATAATTCCAACCTGACCAAAATGTGTATCAACTGGAAAATCTTTTGTTGAATCATCAAATCTAGCATAAACTAATACTTTATCTGCTCCCAATTCTGTATAGATATCAAACCCATGACCCTTAGATGGGGGAATAATTGGTATTAATTCTGCATTTGTTGATGGACTCCCTCTAAGTGAAAATAAATCTACAACTCCGAAAGTATATCCTGATCCTCCAGCAGTTACAATAATATCAGTAATTTTACCAACACTGTTTGTTGTAATTTGTGCCTTAGCTCCAGTTCCATCTCCAAGAATATTACAAATTTCAGTTTTACCTGCAGAATATCCTAAACCACCATTTTTAATATAAACTTTTTTTATTTGATTTTTATATAAATCAGAATTACCAGACTCTCTTATTTCTTGAATTTGAGAATCTGTTGAAGTTGACCAATTACTTGGTAAAACAATATATTCAGTAGAATCAAATTTTATAATATCACTTGGTGAAACAGTGTACAAATATTTCCAAATGTACCCATCACCCTGTGTTCCAGCAGAAGATGGTTCCACATCAGTAAAAGTTGGTTCATCTAAGGAACCTTTACCTTGTATTAAGTCACCAGATGATCCATTATCGATACAAATATAAACTCTAAAATCAGAGTTCATAACATAATAATTGGTATTGTATAATCCAGAACCTCCATTTGGTGTAGGATTTTTACTAACACTATAATCATGACGATACATGTCATATTTGGTATTTGCAATCCAATTATGTTTTTTAACGACTCTTCTAACATTAGATGATGTTATTCTCTTAGCAAAAAGTGAAGTATCTCTGTAAAGAGTTCTGTATTGTAAATTATCAACTGGTGATGGAACACTAGTATCGGTATTATCATTCCAAGTACTACTTCTTCCAATTCCAACTCCAGAACCATCAGCTCCTCCACCTGTAGTTGGATTTGCTAGTCCTAAAAACGCATAATAAGAATTATTAGCATTTTCAACGGATTCTATGAAATTACTAGCATTTAATATTCTAAATTGATCTGTTACTATCGCGGGCATCTTATCGGTTTTTTAGATATTTATACAACATATTTAAATAGGTGTTTCCAAACCACCAGTTTCACTAAAAGTATCACCCCCAGACATACCTCTTCGTTGTATAGTTGGGAAGCTTGATAAACCAGAATTTACAGTTAATCCAGTAACACCAATCGAAACTGGAGAACTAGATCTTGTAATATTTGATAAAGCTCCAAGAGAGTAATTACCAACCTGATCATCTGCACCAATTCCAGCTGTGGCTGCAATACCAATAGTGTTTGTATCAGATTTAATGGTACATGTTATTATTCCAACCACTGAAGGTGCGCTACCTCTAGTTGTAAATTGTGCCACTGAATAAACATTATCAACAAATTCTGTTCCAATACCAACAGTATGAATTCCACTTATATCCATTGATGTTAATCCTGCACCAACACCTGTATTGTAGATATAAATTGGTTTTCCAACTTGAATAACATCAAAACTTCCAGAACCTGAAGTAACTGTATTAATTCCTATGAATTTAATACCTAAGGTTGATCCTATAACTGTTGTTCCTATTCCTGTAATTATACCTGATGTTGATTGAACACTAACTCCTAAGTCTGGAGTTGTCACTATTTCTTCATCTGATTGTGGAGATTCAATAATAACTCTTGGTGGATTTGTTTGAGAATATCCCAAACCTGCATTGGTGATTGATACAGTTTCTATAGTTCCTGCTGCACCGACAGTCACGGATGCTGAAGCAAAAGTAGAAACTCCTACAACGGCAAATTGATCTCTGGTTATAGTTCCAACACTAACACCGATTGGTGCACCGATTGTTATACTTACTGCTGCTCCTACAGTGTATCCAACCCCTGAATTAATAATATTAAGGAATTGAACAGTTCCTGCTGCAGAAACAACTGCTGATACCTCTGCAGTTTCTACAGGTTTCCCAGAAATGATAGTATTTCCAAATTTCAAATTTGTTCCACTTGGATTTTTTTCATAATCAAATAACTCTGCATTATCAACATAGAAAACAGTATCACTTGTATTAAAGTCACCAATAATTTTTGCAGTTGGTAATATTATAGGTTCTAGATTTTTTCTTTTTTTAGAAATTAAAATATTATCAATTATAACATCCTCTTTTTGTTTCAATAATTTTATTGGTCTATCAATTGTACCAGTTGTGTCAATTCCAACTCCCCTGTAACTTATTGTTTCTAAACTACTTTCTGTATCTAAAGATTTAATTCTTCTTCTATCTTGACCTCCTAACTGAGAGTTACCTATAATTTGAACTTGATCACCTAATTCGAAAATACTTGTAGTTCCTGTAGAAACGAAACTATCAACACCATCAGTTCCTTTATAGAAGTAGAGTGCAACCTTTGCAGAAGGATCTAATGGTTCTCTAAAATTAATAGACCCAGATCCAATAAATTCATATGATACATTTGGTTCTTGAAGAACACCATTAATAAAGACCACTAATAAACTTTCAAGACTACTATCTAAATCAGGATCTAACTTAAGTGTAATTGGTAAAGCATTATACTTTAATGGGAATCTAGTTCTCGATCCATTTTGTAAACTTTGAATGCTATCAAGAAAATCTAATTCACCAAACTGCCACATACAGAAATCATCTTTGTAAACTCTTTCAATTTCTACCGTAGATTCTTTATATGGTTTATATAATCTTCTATCAGTAACCAATCCAACTGGTTGAAATACATCACCTCTTTCAAATGCATATCCAGATCTATTTTGAACAAATTCAGTGAATTCAAAGAATCCTGAACCTATTCCTGTAGTGCTACTTGCAGAAACAACAGGAGTAACAAGCAATCCAGTTCCTGTAACAGATGTTGATCCTAAACCAACTCTAGATATTCCTTTGACAGATAAATTGTCATATGATGGTAGAGTTACATATATTTCTGGATCAGTGTATCCTGAACCAGATTCCTCTACTGTAAATTGTAATGCTCCACCAGTATTAACATTTGATTTTCCAACATCGACAGTCAAAGTATTAGTTGTAAATGATAAAATTGATGTTTGAACACCTGCAACTGGATCTGTAGATCTTGGATAATAATGAAGACTATTAAAATCATCCTGTGAACATCTAAATGCTAAACTTGCAGTTTTAATACCAATAGTATCACTACCATTCATTCCATGAGCAGTTCCAAACGATAATACTAATAAACCAGTGTCTGGTGCATATGTTGCTCCTGTTGGAGTAAATGATAATCCTGAGAAAGAATTTTTTCTAATACTATTGTTTAAAATACTATTTGCAGCATCAAATGAGTGAGTATTATATTGTTTTGGTGTTGCAGTAATTCTTGCATTTGATCCTGTAGGATCACTTATTGTAATTCCGATAGAAACTATGTTATTATAACCAGAACCTAATGTTAAATGACCGTACCAAGGGAAAGCAGTTCCAGATCCAACGTAACTATGAGGAATTGTGCTAGTACCAACATTAACTCTAATTTCATTTGTTGATCCAATACCAACTCCTGTTCCAATAATTGCAAATTTGTCTCCAATAGTTCCATCTGGGAATATCGTAGTGGTTATTCCAGCATGTCCTGCAGGACAATCAAACTCCAATCCTAATAATTTAACTTCATCAACATTCGGATCACTGAATTTAATATTATGTGCATCTGATGTTCTAATTGACAAGATTCCAGTGTTATTATTATAACTGGCAGTAGAGATGGCTAGAGCAGATCCAGTTGTCGCAACACCTACGTGTGTTGTGATTCCACCACCACCATCTAAGACTGCCCTTACACGAGCACCTACGAGGGGTGCATAGCCTAATCCAGTTGTAGATCCAAAGGAAATTGGAATACCACCTCTTGGTATATCATTATTATTGACATCTGTGGGATCTATGACTAATTCATTAGTTCCAATAGAACTTATACCAGAAAATACCATACTTGTAACACCAGTTGCACCACTACCAGATTCTATAATTTTAAAATTATTGCTTGGATTATTATCTGTTGAAGGTGTTTGGAATACTCCATTAATCATTAAAATTCCATTTCCACCACTGGTTCCGATACCAATAGTGTTTGCACCACCAACAGTTAGGGTGAATGAAGTTGTTATTCCATTAAAATTATTGGATACATCATCAAATATTAAATTACTACCATAATCATTTCGTAAAAATACTCTTCCTTGAAATTCTGATGTTTCAAGAAGTAAACCACTAGAAGTTACTTGAATATCAGGGTTTCCTCTAGGTGCATCAAGAAAATGAACAGTACTATCAACAATATTAAAAGATCCTTTAAATTTATCAATTTGTGCACCGTCAGAATATGAAGATACTGAAGTTCCAACAGAACCTCTTTTAACTTGAACAAGTGAGAAATTACCAACAGATGATAATCCAGGTGTTATAGGTCCATATGAAGTAGTTCCAAACCCAACATTTGTAACTCGCATAAATTCATTTTCAATTTGCATTATATCGTCAGGAACTATTGTAGAAATTCCACTTAAAGAAATAATTTCTGTCGAAATTCCTATTCCTCCACCAATATTATTTTCTAAATTATAAGTTACTGAACTAGGTGATACTGGATATTGGATAACATCATCAATTGTAAGTAAAGATTTTTCATTTCTTTTTGCCATTGTAAATTTATGCCTATTCCCTTCCCCTAAACCTGTAAACGTAACTGCAGTTCCAGATCTTGTTGTTGAAATTTGGAAACTATCATCATTGACTTTTATAGCAAATACTGTAGAAGGTAATTCCTCCATAGATCCCGTTGATGATTTATATTGAATTCCAGTTGAACCTATTCCTATAACTGTTGATTCTGGAGTATAGATTAATTCTTCATTAGTTCTAAAGAAATGACTATTAATATTAAAAGTACCAGTGGTTGCTGCTAATGAAACCGAATTAGGATTGAATGTTTTAGAGAAAATTGGAATATTATCTGTTCTTAATTCAAAATCTTTTCTATTAACTCTTTCACCATTAATAGCATTATATAATTTAAAAAATATATCCTCTCGCAATCCTTCACCGTAATTAAGAGAATTGGGAATATTAAATCTATCAAATCCTTTATAGAAAGCTTGATTAAACACTGATACTGTAGTTACACCAACTAAATCATCTGGATGGAATAAAACCTCAAAATTATTACCATTAATATTTCCACCAAATGTTCCTAATCCTAAGTTGCCATCTCCACTTGTTAAATACTGAGCTGGTTGAACATAAACACCTTGACTATCCCTAACTGATAAGACTTCATGAACTGCTCTTGAACCAGTTGTTGAATTGACTTCAACTAAAGATTTAACTGCATCAAATAAACCAGAATTTAATTCAACAACAGATGTTGTTCCAACACCGCTACGTGCAAAACCTTCATATATCATAGATCTTTCAGATCCATCTATTTGATCGGCAGATTTATATCTATACGTGCCAATACCAACATCAGGATCTCCAAAACCAGTTATTTTAGATCTAATAGTAACAATATCTGAGGTTGTGTTTTCATACTTGAATGATAAAGATTGTCCAGATAAAGTTGCAGTTAAAATTCCTATTCTATTATTTGACAATGATGAATCTTTAGAATCAATATATGCCTCTGCAATATAAGTGTCTTGTCCATCATGAGTAACATAATTTTCTACAAAATTTGATTCTCCAGTTGAATTATTAACTATTTGGGAATTAACAAAGAAAGAATTAATTTCATTTGTTGATATAGTCAATATTTCATTGGTAGATCCACCAGTAAATGTTCCAATGAAAGCATTATTATTAATTGGACCAACATTTACACTGGACGCCGAAGAAACAACGTTTGTAAAACTACTTTGGAGAACTTTTACATCATAATCAATTTCAAATTTTTCGGTAGGAGTAAATCTTAAAGTAGTAATATTTGTATCAGGATCTTGGAATAATTCAAAAGATCCAAATCTATCTTCTTCTAAAGATTGATAATCTGTTCCAGAATTAATTACTTCATATTTTTCCAATAAAACATTTGTATTTAAATTATTATCAACACCTGCATCATCTCTATTAACTATAACAATTTCTGACAATTGAATTTGTGTTGTAATACCTGTTTTATCATTGTTTGTAATTTTTAATAATAAGTTAGTATATTCACCACTATTTGGCACTTCAAGAACATCTAAAAATACATTTAAATTATCTTCTAAGTTAGAAAACTCACTATTAATATTGTCTATCAAAAATACATCATTAGTATTACATTTTATAAAATCTGATAAAGTAATGTTTTTAAAATCAATTAATCTTGCAACATCACCAAGCACATCTTTATCTGAAACTAAGTCAATATCATTAATTGCATCAACTCTATTTTCTTCAATAATATCATTAATTGATGATGTGAATGAGGTTGATCCAATTCCAATATTAGAAGTTGAAGTAATTCCAGTATCTGCAAAATTTTTCAATCCGCTAGTATGTAATAGATTATTAACAGGAGTTTGCAATTCATTCCACTCAATAGGACTCTTAACAGAGTAAGATAAATTTTGATAATAATCATTATCTGGAATTACTTGTGTGTCTAAATCTAATTTACCAATATCATCAAACCATCCAATATTTTTTGTGGATGAAAAATCAACTTTATATCTTCCTAGATTATTAATTATTTTTTCAATTTTAGATATGTTTCCTGAAGTTCTACCAGTAATAGTATCATTTACATTTAATTGATCAACATCTGTTCCTGAAACTTTAATAAAAGTACTAGTGCTATCTGAAATTTTAATATCTAAAACAACATTATCTTTAATAATTGATTCACCTATTTTATACCCTTCTCGAACTTGAGTTGCGGTAAGCACTGGATAATCAGACTGTTTAACAACCGATGTAAATCTAGTTGGTGTTGTAACTGCTATACCAACATTTGTTGTTATACCAATCGCATTAACTCTAAATTTAAATGGATTTGTGGCAATAACTGATGTGATTGGTAAGAAATTGTAACCTAAATCTTCAGAATTAAATCCTGATCCTTCTGTTCCATATTTTTCAATACCCTCAATAAATATTGAATCGTTCGTAGTGAGTGGTGGGTTTGGGAATCCTAGTGTCGGTGTTAATAATGTAATATTAAATTCAGTTGAAGATATAGTATCAACTTCACTAATAGTAATACCGTTCGTATTATTAGTAGTTGCAACTCTAACAGTATTATCAGGTAATCCATATGGTTTTTCTACAATATCTACAGAAGTTATAGAATTGTCAACCATGTTAGCCTGTAAAAATCCTTTATCAACTAAAGTTCCTGTATTACTATCAACAAGAATCACATTTGGGGGATCATTAAAATTTCTTCCGCCAAATGTTACAGTAACTACTCCAACACTGTTTGAATTCTTTAATTGAATAATTGGTGAAATATACGCAGTTGGTTCTAAAGTTTTATCAGATGAAAATTCAAATCCTTGATTTATTATTCTAATTTCTGATACATTACCAATATCATCAGATTTTGGAGATATTATCGCATCTTTTCCAGAAGATGTAGATCCAGTTCCAACAAATTCAGGTAATTTTTGATATCCAGATCCTTCTGAAATAATATTAACCTTATTAATTGAACCTTTTGCTGTTTTTGAATTTGTAAAGTATTCAAACACATCACATTTAGTTGGTGTATATAATGATTCTTCTGGAGCATCTTTTAAGAATACGTTAAATGATGTAACTCCTACGCCAGATATTGTATAGGATTCATTATATTTACTATTCACATATAAAATTTCAGAGTAATTATCTACATTAGTATCAGAAGTAGAAATAAATCCAGATTTATTTAAATTATAATATAGTGTTCTAGGTAAACCATCAGTGTAAGTAATAGTTGTTATAGAACTTGCAGTTGAAACATTAAATGCTGCTGTTGATCCAGTGGATACAAATTCATTTTTAAATCCTTGATCATAGTAAATTTTAAAGTCATAATCATCTATGGAAGAATCAGTATGATCAAAAACAAGATTTCTATTTTTAATTGATTCGATTTGAGGATTTATTAAACTAATTGTTTGTCCAGAACTACCAGTTCCTGTTATTTCTACAACATTTGGTATTGGTTGTAGAGCATCAAATGAAGTTTCACATAATTTTATTAATTTATCTTTAACTTTATATACAAAATAATTTCCTGTTGATAATCCAGATGCACTTCCAGAATATAGAACTTTATCACCTGTCTTTAAATAATTTGTACTTATTCCAATTGTATTATCAGATATATTAACATTCGAAGATCCAAATTCTATAGGATTAACTAATAAATTACCAGTTATCAAATCTCTTTTTAAAACTACCTTCTCATCCGATCCGATTCCAGAATTTACTTTTGGTTTGATATTTAAAGTAATTGAATCATTTTCAGATAATTCATGAGATGTTGAAACGGAAACTGTGGTCTTGAAACTTTGAACTTTAGATAAAACCTGTGTATCTTCCACACTCTCAAATAAATATAAGTCACTATTAGCAGAATTAATATTACGGAAAAATACTTCTCCATAATTATTACCGTAAACATCTGTACCTATACCTGTTTTAATTCCAATTGTATTAGAACCTTTCTTTACAACATAAAGATTTGATGACGGTAGATTAAAAGTACCAGCATTTGTATCTGTAGAAATTGAAATTGCATTTGATCCAAATTGAACAAAATTAATTTTATCATTAGTTTCAAAAGGATGATTTTCAATGTAAATTTGTTTTACTGGAATATTTCTTTGAACATCATTATTTGCAAACTTAAATGAAACATTATATGAAGATCCTGTTGTTGTTCCTAATCCTACTGCCTCTGCTGGATTAAAGAATATTTTTTTCTTTTGATATGATTCAAAATAATCAACTTTTTTATTAATTGTAAAAGAATTAGGTAAAAATTCAACAACAGTATTTGGAGAATGTTCAGTTCCATAATTTGCTGGACCTCTTTTAACTCTTAAAATATTAAGACTATCATATTTGTTTAAAATTTCTAAAGTTTCAGATCCTATCTTTATACTACTACCAATAGAAACAGATTCTGGAATATTAGATACATATATCTCTGTTGTAATTCCTATAACATCAGATGCACTAATAGTTGATATAGTATTACCAACAAATGTTGTAATTCCAATTTTATAAGATCCATTAATTCTTGATAAATTGGTAGAAATTCCAGAGATTTTTACCATATCATTATTTTTTAATGTATTGGTAGTTGATGTTGTAATTGCAACAGTTAACTTATCTTCATTCCATGCAATTAAAGAATTATCAAAATCTTCTATCGTTGTTTCTAAAGAATTTAAAGTTTTCCCCTTTATTGAAGTAATTTTTGCAGATAATCCACTACCACTAGTTTCGGAATTATCAAACTGTAAAATTTCATTTATTTTATAATCTGATCCATCATTAACTATTTCAAGTTGATTTATAGATCCTGAAGTCGTTGATTTAATTTCAATTAATTGATTTTCCAATTCATTTGTTTCTACAATAAAATCGTTGTTGGCAAATTTATCAGATACTTTATATGGGAAAGTATTTCTTAAAATATCTGAAGTATTAAAATCAAAATTTGATTGATCAACATTACCTATATTTTCTTCTATTGGTAAAGATCTATAACTATTTCCAATAAAATATGGAAATACTGGATTATTTTTATTGTTAGTAATTGCATGATATGCATAAATTCCATCTGGAAACTCTTCTGTTTTTTCAAATCTACCATTATGTTCATCTAAATCACCAGTTAAACTATCAAATTTATAATCTTCGACAAAATATCCATTTTCAAATCCTTCTGGTCTATTTTCTACTTTCGATAAATCGATACTATATCCAGATTGTAGTCTCTTAGTTCCTGAAACAGGATTGGAAGGATCCTCATTTGGATTTACTAGTCCAAATGAACCATATATTGGATTACCGTCATATGCCCATCCAACTATGCCTGAAGTCTCCACTCCATCATCGACAAACAATGAAGGGTCATAACCTGAAACTGAATATTTTAAATTATTTTCAGTATCAGTTAATTGCTCTGATCCTAATTTTCTTTGATTATTAATTGTTAATTCTCTTATATTCAAATCAAATTTTGCATTTTGCCCTGAAGATCTTACAACTATACTAGAATCAGTAGAATATCCAATACCAGGATTAGATACAATAACACTACTTATTCTTTGATTTGTCAATACTGGAGTTAAAACTGCACCAGCTCCTTTTCCAGTTGGATCTATCACTTCCAAATCAGGTAAAGAAAAGTACTCACTTCCTCCAAAATTAAGATTGACAGTATCTATTTTACCATTTAAAATAAGTGGTGTCATAGAAGCACCTTTTCCTTTTTTAATTGATATTATTGGTTTTTTATCAAGATTAATAATTGTAGATCCATAACCAGTTCCCTTTTCATAAAGATATGCATCAACTATAGAACCTTTTACTATTGGAGTAATTTCTATGGATTTTGGATCTATTACACCTATTACTGTACTAACACCAATTGTAGATATACCAGATTGAATAAAATTAACAATTCCCTTTATATCAGGATATTTAAATTGTTGGTATCCAGTTCCTGAAGTGGTTCCAAATCCAACTACATTTTTTGTTGTAAAATTAGATGTATTAGTTCCATCAACACCACCATCGCATAATTGGAATGAATTATCATCATCCTTTAATACAAAATATTTGTTAGTTGTTGATAATCCAGTAATATTTCTTGGTTGTGTACTTCCAATACCTGCCATGACAGAATATTCAATTATATCTCCGTTGTTAAATCCATGATTTTCGAAATTAACACTATTAAAGTTTGTAGATATTCCTGATGGTTTAACAAACAATTTTCTATTTGTATAATTTTGACCACCATCGATAACTTTTATATCAAGTAAAGCTTGTTTTTGTACTACCTTAAATTTTTGATTACCTCCTCCGAATTTACCATTAAATCGAATTGCAAATGTGTTTATTCCGATTGAAGCTTGTTCAGGAGTTTCATACAACCTAACTGTTTTACTATTAACAATTTCTGGATAATATGAAGCAAAATTAGCAAGAGTACTATTTGTTATTCCTATACCTATGCTTGTATTTCCATTAGAATCATAAATTAAAGTTTCACCATCATTAAAATTATGATCCTCTGTAAATACTATTTTTCCTATGTCATCTGATGAAGTTGATGTGTTTATACCACCACCATCAGTAGTATTTCTTGCTTCAAAAACAACTTCCCTAAATCTTTCACCAAGAACTGGTTCTAAAACACATCCATTTCCATTTCCACCAGTAATACCAATTGAAATAATTTTTTCAATATCAAATGTTTGAGGAACTACTTTGATTGTTTCTACTTTACCTGACAATACTGGTTGTATAAGAGCTGTGGTACCTAATCCAGCAGAAATTGTAATATCTGGTAGATTAACAACATCATAATTTTCTCCAGAGTTCAATATAGAAACAGATTGAATAGGTCCAAATCTAATTTTATCTAAAGACTTATAATTACTTATTTCAACTCCATTAATTAACATTCCTGTTCCACCAGAGATTGTTTCTACTTTTGATCCATTTTCTAAACTTGAAGGTAGTGGAAATTTCTTTAATAATTTTTGAGGACCAATGATTCCCGATTTTTGAGTAAATAAAGTAAATGTATGTGTGGAAGATGAACCTGCACCAACAGAAATAGGAATAAATTGATCTGTTTCGAGTCCAGCATTTGATGCATATAATTTAATTGAGTTTCCAGTTACTACGTTAACAAAATAAATTCCAGTTTTGATTCCTGTTAATGGTGCACCAACAGGTGAATATTGAATTTTATCTCCAGTTTCAAATTCAACTTGAGTATCAAAATTTATTGTTGAAAAAGTTTGAGAATCCGAATCAATAGTATTCACCAATTGTCCAGTGCCATTTTCAATATTGAAAGAATATGATTTTATTTTTGTTTCTATTTTTTTATTAAAAGGAATAGAACTTTGATTTATGATACTACTATTGGTTCCTGGCAATGAATTTGAGGCAACATAGGCAAAACCATCATCATTAGAAAAATACACGTTCTGAACGTCAGAAGTAACATTATAATTACCAAATTCTATTGGAGTATTGACACTAAATGCTTTTTGTAATTTTCTTCTAAATGAAGTATTAGAAACAGATCCTGTATATCCAAAACCTGTTAAAGATAATGACTTACTTCCATTAATAGTTTTTTCTGAAATGTATGGTATATTATCTCCTGATGTTGGAAACAACACAGTGCTAATTCCAGAGGTAAGTTCAACCTGATCACCTAATTTAAAACTTGATTGATCAATTGGACTTAGAAAAGAAATTGATTCTGATGTACTAGTTGAACTTACATCATAAGAAGATGCTGTATTATAAACCCATGAATTAGAAAATATTTGTTTATATGTTCTTCCTGTTTCTGGATTATTTACATTATCACCAACACTTTTAACAGACATTATGTCACCATCATCAACAATTATTGATTTTGTCTGTACAAAATCTGATATCACACCAGAAAATCTTAATTTAACTATTTTTGATAAATCACCATTTTCATATCCAAAATAAAAATCATCAGAACGAACACTATCTGTAGGATTAATTGGACTATTAAATGATCCTGTGCTAGCTGCAGCACAACCTAAAAATTGGTTTACAGTTTTACTGGTATATGTTATTGTATTAATTCCAGATAAAATAATTCCTGAAGTATCAAACCCAACAGTTGAATCAACTGTAATAATTGAAGATCCCACTGATACTGGATCAATTACTCTTGTATTTGGAATGATATTAAAGTTGTTTAAAATATCAATTGAACCTGAATCATCAACAAATAATTGAAATCTATAAAAAGTTCCAACACCAACTCTAGTAAAAGGTTCGACTTCTGATACAGAAGCACTAATATCAGTATTGTTCAATTTAGATCTAAAAATTGACTGTCCCCTTAAAAGAAGAGGATCTCCAGAAATAACCTCTGCTGTTGCAATTTTTCTTACTACGTAATTTGCACTTGATGGTTTGAGTAAGTTTTCTTCTAAATTTAAAATTTCTGGAACTTCATTATAAAGAACTTTGAAGAGTATTTCAAAAGATTTGTTTGTTCCTTTTGTCTCATATAAAGATTTTGCTTCTCGAATAAAATTACCAACATCAACATTTTTATTAAAATCAGTTCCCTCTAATCCTGGTGTAAATGTTTTTTTAGTTTTTTGATAAAATTCCTTGAGAAATAATGCACTTAAATTTTGAACACTACTACTGTCATTGTGATTATTAACTTGCGATGTTGAAAATACTAATTCTTCTTGATTTAAAGATTGATGGTATGAAGTGATTCCACTAAATCCTCGAATACATCCTGTAAAGGCATTCGTGCTAATTCCAGTGTAAGTAATAATTTCGTCATCAATTTTTAATAATCCGTATTCTTTCGGAAATCCCTTGGTACTACTGACATAAATCACATCAGCACCACTCGTAACAACACCAACTGTATTAGAGTTATCAACTATAACATCAGGAGTTAAGTTATCTAATTTTAAATATTGATCTAAATTTTCAGAGATATTTGTAGGAGCACCCTGATACTCTTGAGAAATATAATATTGTTTTAAAAAATCGACAGCCTCAGGACTCTCATCCAAAATAAAATCTGGAAGTTGATTTGATATTATATCTTGAATTTTGACCTTACTTTCAAATCCTGTTTGTATCATATTAATCTCTGATTATCTTTCCATTCGAATAACTTGATGTATAAAAATCGTTGGTGAATTTAACACCAGAGATTTCATCACCAGATGCAATTACGTCTCTTACCATATTTATGGTACTTTTTGAGATGCTAAATGAGAGATACAAATCCTTCAATCCAATTACATCATTTGATTCTGGAAAAGCTTGTATTTCAATAATATCATTTGGTTTTTCTGTTGATAAAATATTTATTGTAGTTAGAATAACTTCACCTTTAATATAATCAACTGTTCCAGCATCTCCAATAATAACTCTTGAATTTACACCATCTATAAGTTTAACAATTGCAAGTGTTCCAGTTTGAAGATCTTCCTTTGGGACATCAGTCAAATAAACAGTTGATGATTCGCCAGGTATTGTAAATCCTGTAGACTTAACATTAAACCCTCTAGGATCAACATGAAACTGATTACCAAAACATAATTCGTACTGTGCAAACTGATTTACAGATGCCTGTAAATCTCTTCTGACAGTAACTTTTGTAATATTTGATGTAATTGCCTCATCTGTATCATCAATAATCTGTAAAACTTTACTATATTTAAATCTGCCTCCAAATTTGTTTAAATTTGATGATTTAGAGTATTCTGTAAGACTACTTATAACATTTGTCTTTAATGTACTCACATTCGAGACAAAAGAATCATTGAAATAGACACTTGAATTGATTTCAACGTACAATATTTTCAAATCAGTTATTTTTTGATTGATTCCTGATACTGAATACTGTTTCAACCTTGATAAAATGTTTGTTTTGTCAAAATTCGAGATAGAATTGCCGTTTTTTGGTTTAATACTAATTAAAACGTTTCCAAATTCAGGAGGACTGAGTTCTTCACCCCCAACAACGGAAACCGACTCTGTATCTGGGTAAATATTGCGAATAATTGCCTCATAATCTCTTGCTGTTACAGCACGATTCTGTGCCGAGTAGCTTAATGGTGAGTAATACTTGATGGAATCAACAGATTCAATATTTCCACCGTTCTGAGAGGCATTTATAGTCGTTAGATTAACTCTTTCAATCGAAACGTCGACATTTTCTTGATTTTGAATGATTCCTGAGAATGCAAATTCTTTTGCACCATTCCCATCAATACCATCAGTCGTTAAATAATGAACTGTGATGAAAACTCCGTCTCCATCTCCCCCAGATTCCAGTTTTTTTCCAAAAATCCCATCACCAAATCGAAGTTCATACCTTTCATCCTGTATTTCACGTACAAAATAGATTCTAGAGGTTGATTGTACATCAATTATATTACTTACAGGTGAATATTCGATTCCTAACTCTGCTGAATCATTACTTACATACACTCGAATCTTCGAAGTATCAATATTTTGGTTATTTAAGATAAATCTTTGATCAATTGACCCATCAAATTGAAATTTTTTCGTTAAAAAGACTCCTTGACTTATATTAAGGTTTGAAAAAGTCGCAATTCTGTCCACAACTGATGTTGTAACCTTTTCTACAACTGAAAATATGTAAGATGATCCTGATACACTACCAGTGCAGACTAATCCTGGTTGTAATGTAACTGTTGGAGTCTGCCCAGAGTCATCATCAGACAGTGTAACTGTTAAATTAACCTGTGCAGTCGATGATGTTCTTGAACGAGGTGTATATCCGATGTTACCTGCGAGTGATACAACGTTTTCACGCAGTGTTGCCGAGTCGAGAAAGGACTCATTTACAACAAGATTCGAGTTAAACGAGGTAATGTAAGTATTATATGCTAATGTATCAATCAGAATCGACATATTCGATCCCTCAAAGTCAAAATCAGTAAAATTTGAGTTTGCTCTGAGATAATCTTTGATCGAAGTCTTAATCTGATCAAAATCTAGATTTGAAAATTTGGTAAAAGGCATGTGATTATCTTGTTGTCTCTAATATAAATGAATATTCCTGTGTTGGAAACTGTTGACCTATAATATCAAAACTCACAACTACATCAAATGAGTTTTCATCGGGTGTCGGAGCAACCTCAACATTAACTTTATCGACTCTTGGTTCATAATTACGAATTGAAGTCTCAATTTGGTCTTGTATGATAGATGCAGTACCATAATCTACGAAACCAAACAAACTTTGATATACGTCAGATCCAAAATCCGAGTCAAAAAACTTTTCAGTCGGAATTGTTTGCACAATATTACGAATTGAACGACGAATCGCACTCTCATTCTTGATAACTGGTAAGTCTTTTGTAACTGGATGAGGTTTAAAGGACAAACTAATGTCTTTAAATGCTCTTGATATCCTCGAATTCGACATATAACAAGTTTTTTATTTATTTATACTAGATTTTCCAATAAAAAAGCACTCAATAATGAGTGCACTGGTTATTTACCCTGTCCTCGGTATCTTTTTTTAGGTTTATTACGAGAAGTTGCCGAGTATTTCGTGTGTTTTCCCATTCCTTGACGAGACTTTTTCGGAATCGTCTCTACATAAGTGCCTCCAAGAAGACCTTGTTTAACCTTCGACATTTAAATCACTCCTTTTAATAATAGTTTCAATTTCATCACTGGTTGGATGTCCTGTTTTGTAGAATTCAATCGCATAATCTTGCATACGTTCGAAGTATTCAAGTTCTGTTAAATCGGAAAAGACTTCTTTTCCTTTTATTTTAATCGTATAACGATCAGATGACTCTTGTTTTTTCATGTCCGACACGGATTCTTGGATCACACCAAATTTCAAAACCTGCATCTTTTGCATCTAAACAAAAACTGACATCTTCACCACACATATCCTGTACTTCACCAGATTCGAAAACCTGCATCTTCGGTGCAAACCATGGATAAGGAATACCTTCGTGTTCAAATACTCCATGCTTAATTAATAACCATCCGAAACCTGTATAATCAACTGTGAAAGGTTTCTTTCTTTTTGACATACTTTCAATTGTTTCATGATTCATCACACCACCATTGTTACGGAAATCATCTTCCTCTAACCAATGTGCTACAGAAGTTGTTTTACCATCTTCGGTACAGTACCAACCTGCAACAAGTTCTCTTTCTGCTTCTCCTTCTGGATGTGCATCTAAAATTAATTGCCAGAACTTCTCAGAACTAAAAACAATATCTGAGTCAATCCATAATTGCCAATCATATTTAAGCTTACCATCCCATGGTATTTGCTTTGGTCCTCGAAGAACGTTTGCACCTAAACATTTACAACGGGCAAAGTTCACCATTGATGAATAATCTTGTGATATTTGTATGCTTGCTCCTGATTGTACAAGATCAAAACATAATTGTACAAAGTTTTTTAGAAATATGTATGAGACTCCTCGACCTGGTAGACAAAAGACAATTGATTTTCCTTTTACCAATTCTCTTGCTCTATTATAATCCCATTCTGGTGTAGATGATTTGTTAATTGTAGGTGATTTTGCCTTTACTGTAAATCCTTTAGCCATAATTTGTTGTTGTTATATTCATATCATACCTTATATAGAAGGTTTTGTCAATAAGAAGATTCTAGAATTGTAGAGTCTTCCACACCCATATCTTGTACCTCTGTATATGTAATTTCTTCTTTCCAATAAGATGTATAGAGCTTATTCCATATCATATTAAATTCTTCTTCGTTCAAATTCTTAAACAGGCATTTATCATTCAAATAAATGTGGTAACTTTTAGTCATCCTTTTTGAGAGTAAGGTAAATTCCATCGATGTTTAAGTTCCATTTTAACACAATATCCTCATACCAGTCAAGTTCATTCATTACCTCTTCGGGAATTGCCATATAATATCTGTCTGTTGCTGGATCAACCTCTACAGCAGAATAAATCTCGTCAAAATTTTTTTTCATTTCATGAAACCTAGTGGTCGTTTTTATATATGCGAAATTTTTTTTTCATTCATGGAATTTATATCTCGCTTTCGTAACACTTTGTAGGTTAGGTTCCCATGCCGTTTTTATATAAGGGGGCATCAACGCCCCCAACTGCTGTATTCACGAACGAATGACTTATGCCACCTCTCTCACATATCCGTTCTCTGACTTGATAAACGCATTTAATAAACCTACGTTTAACTCTGGATCGTCAAAGTCTATCTTTGCACACCCATCGACGCCCCACTCTGCTAACTCAATCACGAACTCTGCCCAGTCCGCACATATACATGCCATGTTCTGAAAGTTGTCAACCTGAACGATTCTGTTCATTACTGTTTGAGTCTTTGTCATTTGGGAAATTGTTTGTTTATACTATTATTATAATACCCCACTCATACGAATGGGGTAACGAATGGACAGTTGTTAGACTGTCATACCTGATGTGAAAAGTCTTTTCGAACCGTCTAAACTATCAAATAGAAACCATGTCCAGTTCTTTTGAGAAATACCCATGCTAGGAACGAACTCTGTTAAGAGTGCATTGAGTCTGGATTTTGTGGTGTTTGACTGCCAACCACCATCTAAGAGAGTGAGTTCATTAGTCGCAGTATCTAAAGATGCGATGTTGTTTCCGTGTAGATAAACTTCAACTGATTCTCTGAAAGCACGAACTGTAGTGTTACCAGATGAGAAGTTCTTTCTGCATCTGATTGCTGAGTTCATCATCATTTCAATTTTACGCATGTTGGGGAAAGAGGGATAAAGGTTTGCTTGTTTGCTATACTACTATTATAGAGGATGAGAGTGCCAATACCAGAGCGAGTGTGCCAGTAATATAAGTGGCATACTTGTTATTCATTTACTTAATACTCCCTTGACATCGTTTGATAGTATGGTAGATTTACCATTACAGACATTATCAATTAGATTGTCGAATGTCTGCACGTCCCAATCTTTCTGCTCTGCCGCGTCGTTTGCATATGCTTCCATTAATACGTCATATAGGTAATCATACTGTTTAGGTGTCAGTTCGATGTTAATTCCGTTCATGCTGCAACCCTCCCAAATCTTTCGGCATAATAACCGATGTTTACATAGTCACGTTTGAGAGTGCATATACCTACAATTGATGCAAGTAACTTCATATGGTTTGAGTCATATACGGAAAAATCATCCCACTCATCAACGGGGATTTCATTCTCAATATCAAAAGAACCATTCTCAAATGCTGGCATGCTCATGAGAGTTCCATCTTCTGCGATGTAGAACCCCATTCCGAATACGACTGAATAATGAATTTCTGGTTTTGGCATAGTGTGGGAAATTTGCTTATGTACTTATTATAAACCCTGTTCATGTCGAATAGGGTGTTGGGTGTGCCAGTTCGTTAACTGTCTGATAACTCATCCCTATAAGAGTAAAATAACTGATAATAGAGATCGGACTTTAAATCAAAGAGGTCAAAGTCTCCTTCCTCATAAAGTTTGAGAATTTCGTCGTATGTATTATTATTCATTCGCACATCTCCTGAAAACGATTGTTTGCGATTTCAATTTGCCTTTCTTCAGAATAATAAGGGAATGATTCCTGCACGTCTTCAAAAATGCTTTCTAAAATTAATTCGTTTTGAATACAACTCATATCAGGGAAAATAAAATGATTGGGGGGAATGAGGTGGTTTTCCCCTTCCCACATTCTTATTATAATGCATGTTGAACTAAAATAAACCACATGTGTGACAGTTTATAAAGTGGCACAATAGGGGTTGCACTGGTACTCACGGCGCCTTATAATAAGAGTAACAAAGCAAGGGAGTTGGGTCACTCTACTGAACAAAGTTCGACACCCCTCCCGCGCAATTATATTATTAGTGATTTGTTATTACTTTATACTACAAAATTTCAAAGAGTTTGCATTACTTTCTACGTGCAATCGCTTTGAAATTGTTGTTATTTAATACTGCTACTTATTGCTGTTTAGGCATAATGACGGTATGCAAGTTCCTGGTAATTGTTGTTACTTTCCCTTTCATATTCATCATCTAAATCATAATTTTCACAAAAATCATGACAGTTTTCATAATCCCAAACAAATTCAGATACGTCGTAATCGTTCATAATGCTCCAGATTATTATGATTAATTATAACATAAACTTAAGAAAAGTGCAACGTTGTTTGTTATCATTATCTAACCTAAAGTATAAGAATGTAAATTTATACTTAGTCAATGAACTTTCCTTTAATTCTTCACAACATTATATATGTAATTTCATTTTTTAATGTTAGTATTTCAAAATTTTTGCGTCTCCTATGTTGACAACTTGCGATCCTCATGCTATGCTGCCTAAACTCACAAAAAGATCTGACATTTTAAGGGTAATTTATAACACTAATTCCAGACAGATTACGAATAGATTGTATAAAGAATCCAAACAGATTACCCTCCTTAAATATAAACAACTAAAAACGATATAATTAACTGTTTTATATTTAAAAAGGTATTTAAAATATAAAATAAAGGTTTTTCTGTATCATTTTATACCAAGACCCTGTGTCAGTCATCATAGTGTCACTGTCCCTTATGTGTGTTTTGCTTCGGTTCATTATAATAGAGATGTTCTTTAGAATCTAATAAGATTGAGTTATCTTTCCTTCCTTTCCTTCTCTTTACAAATTTCAACTCTTTCCATTGATTTTCATAACATAATAGAAGAATATGAACATGTTTATGTGGATTGTTTTTCTCATATTTACATTCTGGTTTTTCTCGTACTCCAACCTCTATAGTCAAGTACTGATAAGATGGTCTAAACCCCTTCTTATGTTCGGTTGGTTCACTTACGAAATAAACCCATCCCTCATCTAGTAGTCCATGTCTCTCCCAGATGACATAATCATTGACTTTTGGTCTATACGTCATCACGAACCACTCTTAAATGTTCTGGGTTAATCCCATTACTCATTAAGAATGATATTTTTTCTTGTGCCTGTTCTTTTGTCAGGTGTCGATAGTTCTCGTAGAGTGACCAACCACTTGTTGCTTCCTCTTCGATTTTATAAAGTTTTTGTGCCATGATAATCTCGTATCAGATTTTATTTATGTGATGAAAATTTGTAGGATGCCACTCTCGTACTCCTCCTTCAATTCAAACTTTTGTGCCGTTTTGACATTTGCCATGATTCGATCATTGTACCTTTGGTCAAGTGATTCCTCGTTCAATAAAATTTCGAACGCCTCGGAATCCGTCTCGGAAATCAGAATGATGACTCCACCATATTCAGAAGACGGAAAAGGTATCCAAGAATCAACAACATAGAGATACTTACTTACCATTCTGCTACTGGTTGTTTTGATTGTGCTTTGAGAATTTTGTTTTCTTGATTAACCTGTTCATCTTGAATCTTATCAAATGCAGTTTCAATCTCAACTGGTAGATCATCTAGCATATCTGTGTCTCTCAATAGATCATAGAGTTTAATCAATTGATATGCTTCATTGTTTGTAAATTCGATTTTCATTTTAACTGTATCTCATAGTGAATGTTTGAAATTGTCCAACCTGTTGCTG